ATGCTTTAAGAATATTTAATAGCACAGGTGCAAATTTTACACAGGGAACTGCAAAAATTTTTGGAGTAAAACAAATATGAGTAACCTAAGATTAATTAATGAAACTACTATTAGTAGTGCTGTATCAGTAGTAGATATAACAGATGTATTTTCAGCAGATTTTGATATTTATAAAATTACAGGAAGTGCATTATCAACAGCAGGTAGTACAACTTATTGTCAAGCACGACTTATAAATAGTGCAGGAAGTGTAACAACAGATAGCAGTTATGATGATGCTTATTTATCTTGTAAAACAAATGCAAGTTTTGGCGAGGCAAAAAATGTAAATATTGCCTTTTGGCAAGAATTTTTAGGCGATGCAGATGGTGGTGCAGAGGGAACTTCAGGTGTAGCTTGGCTTTATAATCCATTTAGTTCTTCATCTTATACTTTTCACATTCGCCAAACATTTCACGCACAAGGTGGAATATATAGAGCTTATAAAGGAATTGGGGTTTATAAACAGACAACAAGTTGTACAGGAATACGCATAGATGCAACAAGTTTATCGCAAGATTTAACAGGTGGTGTAATAAGAACTTATGGATTGAGAGTTGATAGCTAATGGCAGGTAGTTTAATACAAGTAGCAACAAATACAGTAAGTGGAACTTCAACTAATTCAATAGATTTAGTTGGAACAACTACTGATGATGTATATATGGTAGCTATAACTAATGCAAGTACAACTTCAGATGGACAGATTAGAACAAGAGTTTTAGTTAGTAGTAGTGCAGATACAAGTTCCGAATATGACCAAGCAAGTAAGGCACTTATAGCAAATGCAAGTTTTAGTGATGATAGTCAAGCAAATGCAGACCATTGGCGATTTATGTTTACAGGTAATCAAACTAATGAAACGCAATCAGCAATACTTTATTTATATAATTTTAATAATAGTTCTGAATACAGTTTTGTAACTAATGAAGTATCAAGTTGGACTAATACGCCAAGACTTTATGGGTTGCAAGGTGGTGCAGTTCAAACTGAAGCACAAAGTTGCAATGGCATTCAATTTTATGCCTCTAGTGGAAATTTAAGTGATGGAAGTCAATTTACCTTATATAAGGTGGTGTAATTATGAGTGAATATGGATATATACCTGAAAGCCCTGCTCAAAGTTTTGGGAATAATAAAGGAATATTTACACCAAATGATATTTATGATTTAACAAGAGCAGATAAATATACACAATATGGACAATTAGATTTTATTGAAACAATAACAATTACTTCTTCAACTAATGACGCAACTTTTAGTAGTATCAAACAAGATATTTACAATGTCCATTTTTTAACTTGGTCTTGTCAACCAAATACAGATACAACACAACTTCTCGGAAGATTTTATGAAAATGGTGTTGAAGAAACTGCAAGTGTTTACCAAGTTGCTAACCAATATAATACAAGTGGTGGCACAAGTAATGATGGTGGTAGAAGTAATGGTATAAATTATTTTTATTATGACAATTATTGGAGTGGAACTGCAAGTTATGAAAGACATAATGGGTATGCTTACTTTTATAATTTAGGAGATAACACGAAGTATTCATATATGACTGCAAATAGGACGACAACAGGTTATAACTCAACTGAATATGTTACAGGGTTTTGTTCAAGTGTGTTACCACAAGCAAGTACAGTTGACGGTTTCAATATTGGTTATGGAGATAACAATATTAATAATGGTACATTTTCCCTATATGGCATAAAGGAATATTCATAATGGCTAATTTACAGTTTATAAAATCAGAAAGTATATCTACTAACACTACTGCATTTGATATAACAGACTGTTTTGGTGTAGGTTATGATGTGTATTATTTAGCTTTTCAAAATTTTAATTCAACAAGTGGTGGTAATACAATTAAGATTAGATTTTTAGATAGTAGTAATAATCCAATTACTGCTAGTGAGTATGACTGGGCTTATTTAAATTTAACTTCGGGTAGTAGTTTTGTTGAAACAAAAGCAGTAAATCAAAACATAATAAATTTTGGTACAACAGGTACAGGAAGTTCTTTAATGAACACTTCAGCTTATATATACAATCCAGATGACACGAACTCTTTTACATTTTTATCTAGTCAAGGTGCAAATAGAGATACAGGTCTAGAGGGTAGGAAACAAATATCAGTTCTATCACAAGCGTCAGTAATTAAAGGAATAAGAGTTGATAGTGGCAGTACAAATATGAGCGAGGGAACGCTTTCAGTTTTTGGAGTTAAATAATGGCAGGTAGTTTAATTTTAGTTGATAGCGAAACAGTATCAAGTGGTGTTTCATCAGTATCTCTTACAGGTATTAATAGCACTTATGATGTTTATGAATTAATAATTAGTGGATTAGAAGCTGATACAAATATGTCAGCAGTAAAAATAAGGGTTACTAAAAGTGGAACTGCTGATTCAACTTCTAATTATGATGAAGCTTCAAAGCAATTTAAAGCATACAATACTTTTACAAATGATTCAGATACTAATGCAACATCTTGGGGTTTCAATACTATTGGAACTACAAGTGGCTCAGCTTTTAATTTAACTGCATACTTGTTTAATTTTGCTAATGCAAGTGAATATAGTTTTGTTACTTTTGAGAACGCTACTGCTGATACAACCACAGATTTTAGAGGTAAACAGGGCGGTGGAGTTCATACAGTTGCAAGTGCAAGTGATGGAATAAATGTATTTTTAAGCACAGGTGGAAACATAGATAGTGGAGAATTTAAACTTTACGGACTAAGAAAATAAATGCTAAGATAAAGAAAGGAAAAATATTATGGCAATTAAAACAATCGCACAATTTAGAACTGAAGCTACTTCTGAAATAGAAAGTGAAAAGCCGTTATATGCACAAGTAAACAATGAAAGACGAGAGTTTACAAAGGCAGAATACGACCAAGCTATTGAAGATAGAGCGCAGTATAAATTAGATGAGCAAGATAATAGTTATGTAAGAGCAAGGCAAGAAGCTTATGCAAGCATAGGAGACCAACTTGACTTGTTATACCACGATATGACCGCTGGAAAAGGCGACAAGACTGGCGAATGGTATAAAGCTGTTAAAAAAGTTAAAGACGATAATCCGAAACCAAGCTAATGAAACTTGATGTAGTAAGAACGCAGTTCGGTAAAGACGCTACAAATGGAATGCTCTTTATTGACGGTGTATTTGAATGTTTTACTCTCGAAGATGAAGTGAGAGATGTAAAAGTTCATTCAGAAACTGCAATTCCTTTAGGCGAATATGAAATAAAATTAAGAACTGAGGGTGGATTTCATAGTAAATATACTGCTAGATATGGTGCAATGCACAAAGGTATGTTATGGCTTCAAGATGTTCCTAACTTTCAATGGATATTAATTCATACAGGGAACACCGATTCCCATACTGCTGGTTGTTTGCTTTTAGGAGAAACGCAACAAGATTTAGATAAAGGTAAAGACGGATTTGTCGGTGGTTCAGGAGACGCTTATAAGAAAATGTATCCTAAAGTTGCAGACGCTTTACTCGCTGGAGAAAAAGTAACTATTAAATATTCAAATATAAATCTTGGTGGTGCTGAATTATCTAATGCAAGTCCACCTGAAATGATAGGCTCTAAGGAAGTTTATGAAAAGATTTCTGAGATTAACGGGAATCTGAAAACACTCAATGCTAAACTAGAGGGGAAAAATATAGTATAGCTTGGGGGTCTCCCATAAAAATTTCTTGTCCAAAATGTCAACAATCCTTACAATATAATTCTGATACTGGAAATTTTGTTTGTGGTAATAACAATTGCAAAGATTATAACCGCAGGCAATTTGGTGGTAAGATAGCGGAAGAAGAATAGGAGAAAAAATGGCAAAGAATAATTGGAAAGCTTATTGGAAATTTATGTTTTCTAAGGCTTTTAGAACAGGATTGCAGTCAGCTATATCTTTATATTTAGCTAACTCAACTGGCATTATTGACGCAGACTTAATGCAATTATTAGGCGTATCATTTATGTCAAGCTTTATAACTGTAATGCAACACGCATTAGAACAGTATAAACCTAAAGCTACTTACGAAGATTAAATGAAAGCAACAGTAAATCTTAATCAAATACTGCAAGGTGGTCTTGCTGGATTAGTTGCGTGGTTATTTAAAACCGTGAATGATTTACAACAAGAAGTCGCAACATTAAAAGCACAAGTGATTGCTTATCAAGATAGTATTAGTGGGTTTAATCAAAACTTAATAATCATTGAAGAAGTAATAAGAGAGATATTATTTAAGGTAGGTGGATAATGGGCGGAGATTGTTGCGGAAACTGCAATTGTGGTGGCTAGTTTGTGGTTAATAAATTTAATAAAGCGGTTCGTTTATTAGTAGTTTTACTATTAATTTATCCTATACCAATAGCTTTCGCTGATGAGACGACGGTTACGGAAGATTTTAATAACCAACAAGTTAACGAAGATATTACTTTCGTTTATGGTGGTAGCGATACTGCTGTTACTGCCGAAACTGATTGCGACGCTAGTATGGTTGCTGGGGGAATACACATTGAAGATATGGATTGCCACGCCTCGCAATACTTCGGTTCAGACAGATATCAACTTGGAATCCGTAGCTCAACAGATACTCTTACAATTGCGTTCCCTAATTCAGACAATAAACCAATTACTGAGGTCGGTTTTCTAACTTTAGCGGTAGATGACGCTAATACAGGAACTATATATTATGATGATTCAACTTCAGCAACATTTAATATAGTTGCAAATAGTCAAAGTAATTCTCAAGTAACTTTAACTGCGCCTACTGGAACTACAATTAATGAGATTGTAATTGCAGGAGCTTCAGATAACTTACAAGATTGGTGGTTAATAGATAATATTTATTATAAATATACAGCTCCAACTCCTACAACAACCACAACATCTAGTACTACTACTACAACAACTACATCTACAACTACTACAACTACTACAACTACTACTACAACCATTCCGCCTGCTCCTGAACCTGAGCCTGAGCCACCACCAACTACAACTACAACTATTCCAATAGTTATTGTTGAAATAGACGGAGAAGAATTAGAATATACACAAACAGAAGTAGATGACGGAACAGTCTCAAGAGATATGGAGCGTTCTTCTAACCTTGAAGAATACGGTTGTGAATTAACCGACGCTCAAATTATAAGAGGAGACTGCGACGAGAATCTAATAGATGAAGATGAGATAATCTATCAAGAAAATGAAGATTATTTATTAGAAGAAGAGGAAATTTATGACGACGAACAAGGAGTTCTTGATGACAGCATTATCATATTTGAAATTTCAGATGATGATGAATTTGAAGAACTCGAAGCTATTGAACTTACTGAAGAAGAAATACTTGAGATTGAAAAGGAAATGGAGATTGCTGTTAAGGAACTTGAACTTCTTGAAGAGTCCGAAGAGATGTTGGAAGAACTTGGTTTATTACTTACCGAAGAAGAATATGAAGAACTTACTGAAGAAGAAATCTTTGAATTAGAAAAAGAACTAGAAGAATATGTAGAAGTAATCCTTGAAGTTGAAGAATACATAGAAGAGTTAGAAGAATTTGAAATAGTAATCATTGAAGTTGAAGAAGATATAGATTTAATAGATATATTTATTGCTAATGATTTATTTCCACCTGACCCTAAAGATGTTTTAGAAGATTTAGAATCTGTACAAGATGAATTAATAGAAGAAGAATCTATATCTAAAGAAGAGATAGAGATTATAGAGGAGCTAGTAGAAGAGGAAGATGAAGAAGTTTTTGAAATATTTGACATCTTTACAGAACAAGATGATGAAGAAGTTCTTACTCAAGAAATGGTTGAGGAAGAAGTTGCAGAGTTAGAAGAAGTAATAGAAGAGATTATCGTTATTGATATACCTGAAGTTACTGAAGAAGAGTTAGAAGAGTTTACAGAAGAGGAGTTAGTTGAGTATGAAGAAGCTAAAGAAGAAGCAATTGAAGAATTTGTTGAAGAACTTGAAACCGAAGAAGTTGTTGAAATCTTGGAAGAAATTAATGATGTCGGAGTGGAAAATCTTGCAGAAGTTAGCGAAGAGGTTATTGAAGTTGTAGCACAAGTTGTTGAAGAAGTAATAACTATTGCCCAAGAAGAAGAGCTTACAGAAGAACAAATAGAGGTTGTAGCTGAAGTATTAGGTTTTGAAGAAGAAGAAGATGTAGAAATAATAGCGGAACTAGCTAAAGAAGATGAAACAGTTGCACAAGCTGTTGAAGAATTTGTTGAAAGAGCAGTAGAAAATGCAGATAAATCTTCTCAACCCTACACTCTTGCCGACGCTACAACAGAAATTGCTTTCGAGTCTTTCATTGAGTCGCCTATAAGTGTTATTATAGATGTAGATTTAGGCGCAATAGATTTGAAAAATATCTCAGATGATATGACTCAAGACCAAAAGGATAAAGCACAAGAAGTAATTGTGCCAACCATATTGGTAAGGATTGTATCGTTTGCATTAAGGAGATTTGATTGATAAATAAATTGTGGTCTTGGTTTGTTCAAGCAATAAAAGAAACACTTAACTTAAGCTGGACTTTAGTTGGTTTAATTATTGCTACCCTGACGCTGACTGGACAGGCTCAAACTATTACAGCAATGGCAACTCTTATAACTTTAACAATTTGGTTACTTACAATAGGATTTAGGAAAGGATAATGAGTCATAATGGATATACTCAAAAAGAAATGCTTGGACTTTTACTCAAAGGTCAAGACCAACTTAGCAGTCGTGTGGACGAACTTCACGAAAAAGTTAATACAAAAATATCACGAAGTGAACTTTTGGCTTGGACAACGGTTCTAGCAGTTTTACTTGCTAGCTTGTCTCAGTTTGGCTAAAACAGGGCATTTAAAGGCGTTTTAAGAGGTAGTTGTTTTGTGCGTGGTAAAGTTATCCACTTGCAATATCCTATAAACATTGGGGTTTTTAATTATATTATTTTAACTATTTGTCATAATCTTAAGTTATAATTAAATAATAGATTATTGGAGATTATGTCAAATGTAATTGGTATTGAAAATGACGGCGATAAAACTATGCTTATTCTCAAAGATGAGAATGAAAATATTAGTAATGTTGTATTACCAGTTGGTATATACCATTTAAAGCCGAGAAAAGCTAATGACTTATTTACTAGCGCCTTTGATGAGTTGTCTAATCGCAACTCCGCTAACGCCTAACGGCATAGACGAATATAGGGAATGTAAAAAGGTCGAGATACAGATTGATACTGTAAGACATTGGCAACCTCTAATTGAATTTTATTTTAAAGAGGAAGATGTGATTCAAGCAATGAGAATAGTATTCTGCGAGTCAACAGGTTACGCTTCCGCAATCGGTAATAATACAAACGGAACACAAGACAAAGGCTTATGGCAATTTAATGACAAAACTTTTGCTTGGCTAAAAGGTAAATTAACTAATATGACTGGTTCTTGGAATAGATTAGACCCGACATTCTCAACTAAATTGGCAAGTTGGCTTGTTTACAATGACGGTTGGTATCATTGGAACAGTAGTAAACATTGTTGGGGTTCTGATGTCTAAAGTAGAATGGCAAGAAGATGAAACATTTTCCGAATATAAAGCTCGGAAGAATGCTGGTATGCAAGGTATGGGTCAAAAGAATGTTAAGAACAAAGACAACTGGACTCCTGCTCAGAAGCGTGGATTAAATAATAAAAATAAAGGTAGAAGAAAACAAAACATTGCACGAAAGAAACTAGGAATACCTGATACAAAGTTTAGGTCTCAAATGGGACACGAAGAAAATTGGCGTGGAGATATGAGAGTTGAAGTTAAAGCAGGTAAACAAGTCCAAACTCTATGGAATAAATTTTTAAAAGCTAAGTTACAATCAGAAGATAATAAAAGGATAGGAGACGCTAGACCTTTTGTATTTGTTGCTATGCCTGACGGTGTTAATAACGGGTTAGTGGTTATGGAATTAGACAAATTAGAAGAAACAATATACGCATTCCTTGAAACTTGGGAGCGTGATACATAAGGAAAGGACGCAGGGCTTGTGGACAAAGAAATAGAAAAGATAATAAAGAAGCGCAAAGATGTTGCTCACGACGAGGAACTAGGGAATAACTACTATCCAAGTGGTTGGAAACCTAATGCGACTTGGGTTAATAAAGATAACAGAGGAGAGATTACAGCAATCTCTAAAGAAGAGAATCCTAAATTTAATTATTTACTTTCAGATAATGGGTTTGACCCAAAGGTATTTGAAATAATGGAAGATACAATTAGGTTTAGTACTTGGCAGACTCAAAGAAAAGGTGGAGAAATAGTTGACCTTTATGCTTTTAAGTTTCAAATCCGCAAGAAGAATCCTTATCACAATAAATATTATGATGAACTTCTTAAAGAAATTAAAAAGAAAACTCCAATAAAGAAACAAAGGAAAGTTAAAGCAGATACTTCGTGGGTATTTTGTATGAGCGATTTCCAATTAGGTAAAAAAGATTTCAAGTTTAAAGGTAAAAAAGGTTCTGTTGCAACTGTTGCAAGAATTAATGAAGCTTTAGAAAAAGGAGTTCAACAATTAGAGAACTTTAAAAAGACTGGAAAGAAGATTGATACTATCTATTTAATTTCTCTTGGGGATTTAGTTGAGGGTACTTGTCATTTCTATCCTAATCAAGCTTATGTAATTGACTTGGATAGGTCTCAACAAGAACACTTAATGAGAAAAATGATTATAAAAATAATTGATACATTTCTTCCTTATGGAAATGAAATTGTTTTATCAGGTGTAGTTTCTAATCACTCAGAGAATAGAAGTGCTAAGGCTAGCGTTGCAACAACTAGATTAGATGACTCAGGTCAAGCACAACTACAAGTAATAGGAGAAATCCTTGAACAGAATAAAATGTATGATAAAGTTAAAGTCCTTGTTCCTGACGGATATCATTTAACCTTAAAGATTTCTAATCGTTTGGTCGGTTTTACACACGGACATCTTGCAGGTTTCGGTGGTGGAGATTCTTGGAAGAAAATGGAAACCTTTTGGAAAGGTCAGATGTATGGTAAGAGTCCTTTGGCGGACTGCTCGATTTTAATATCGGGTCATTATCATCACTTCCGAGCTGTTGAACAAGGAGCAGGAAAAGATGATATGAGATTGTGGTTACAATGTCCAAGTGTTGACGACTCAGAGGAACTTTATGCAAGGACTGGATTAAAAACTAAACAAGGTGTATTAACTTTGACTGTAAATGAGCAGGGTTGGGACGACTTAAGGATACTATGAAAGATATAAATTTTAAAAATTATAAAGTTATTTTGTTAAAAGATAAAAGTCTTGCAAATGATTTTATTTTAAATATTCATTATGCTAAAAGAAAACCAAGTATAAGTTATGTTTATGGATTATATTATAAAAATAATTTAGTCGGAATTTGTTCTTTTGGTATGCCTGCAAGCCCTACTCTTGCTTCGAGCATTGTTAAAAATAAGTATAAGAATTTAGTTATTGAGTTAAATAGATTGGTTTTAAAAAATAATTATAAAAACGAAGCAAGTTATTTAATTGCTCAATCTTTAAAATTATTACCACAACCTAGTATTGTTGTTAGTTTTGCTGACAAAAATCAATCACACAAAGGCACAGTTTATCAAGCAACAAATTTTTTATATACAGGTTTAACTAAAAACAACTACCAATATGTTGATATAAATAATAATGAATTTCATTTTAGACAGCTTGGACATTTACAAAAAAACAATAAATTAAATGTTGGATTAGTCAAACGCAGAAGTAATGAAAAAGATATTAATTATTTAGAAATTGCTAACTATTTAAGAAGTAATAGAAATGGTTATAAAATAAAAGATATAGATAAGCATTTTGGTTACAAAGATACAGCTTCTCATTGGTTTAGAACAGATAAGAGTGGTTTTAGTTATCCAAGCGTTGATGATTGGTTAATTTTAAAAAAAATTTTAAATTTTGATGATACTTATGATAAATTAATGACTACCTATAAATATGTCGCAAACAGAAAAGAAATAATTAATCAATTAAATTTAAAAAAAGTTAAGACAAAAGGTAAACATAGATATATATTTATAAACGCAAATAAAAAAATTAAAAAAGACATTATTAATTCTTTAAAATTACAAGTATATAGTTACCCATAAGCCTATAAACATTGAGGTTTTCCTTAGCTAGCATAATCTTAGATTAAATGCAAGTTAATTTAAAAATATTTATAATAAAAGATTGAATTAATAATCAAAGATTGTATTGTTATAGGTATAGAGATTAAGAGTCAGTCTCTCAAAATTTAGACTCCCAAGTGAGAGCCACACTATAAAACGGGGGGCAAGGAAAACCTAAAACTAAATCCTTATGGATATGAGTAGTTGTTTGGCAAGTGCGTGTAGTTAGTAAGTCTGTTAAAAGACCGAAAGCGAAAGTCGGGTTGTACCACTACTTAGGTATGTTATAAAGCAAATACTGGTTATAAACAGTATGAACTACTTACAAAAGACTAATTTCTGTAAAAGGGAATTAGTGAGAATTATGTTGTTAAAAACTCGTGGTAAGTAAGCAAACATAAACGCTCATATCCGTAAGGGTTTAGTAAATTGAGAACTTAAAGATATAGGTATAAAGCCAACTACAATATGTGGGTAGCTTTATATAGGGGTCGTAGCTTAGGCACGAGCTTGCAAATGAAAAGTTGCAAACCTATAACTACATACTAGGTTAGGTGGCGTATCGCCACGCTGGGTTAGGGAAGAAGTGTAGCTTTAGATTATTCTTTGTGATAAGAATTGTTGATATTGCTTTCCACGAGCATTATCAAATTTAAAGCAATTAGTATGGTGGATAGTTAGCCTGTATCTTTAAGTTCTCAGTTAATTAAGAACTTAACAATATAAATAAAGGAGAATATATGATTGACTTAAATATGCTTGATGTATCAGGCGACGACTTATGGAACTCAATTGATTTGCTTGTTGTAATAGGCAATATAATCTTTTGGCGTTTCTTTTATGTAGTAGTTATTAAAGAAGTTTTTTCTGATTTCTTTTTAGATATGAAAATGGAAAAGGAATGGAAAGAATATAATAAAACTGTTGCAGACTTTCAATCTTCTATTACAATAGATGATTATGACGCATAAAGATATGTTCCAAAATAATTTTCAAAACGAATTATTAAGGAATGAAATCCGTAGAAAAATGTATAACTGGGCAATGGCTTCAGAAGAGTTTGGTTATAACTCTTTAACTAAAGAAGAATGTTTAGTTGCAACTAATAGGGCATTAATGAAAGCTAAGAAGAAGCTTTACCCTACGGTAGATTCTTTAGCTAGCGAGACTTTTCAAGAGGAAGTTGACATATTGTATGGTGGATTAAAAGGAGAAGAAGAATGACGCTTGAAATATTAGGAACTGCTGAGATTGGAGAATGGCTTTCAGTTAAGCGACAAGAAGTTGCGCAATGGAAGTTTCAGGGTAAGTTACCCGAACCTGATTACATTCTCAGAGCAACTCCAGTTTGGAAAAGGGAAACCTTAATGGACTGGAAACAAGAAAATAGTTGGGTAAATAAAAGAATAGGAAGTGGAGTATAAATGAATAAAGATAAATTAATAGTTAGACAAGTTGCAATTAAAGGAGCTATTGAGCTTGTTATAGCTGATAAGAATAATGATAAAGATATGTTTGAATTAGCACAATCAATTCAAGATTGGGTGTTAGAGCCGTACTCAGATAGTGAGTTCATCTCACAAGAGCAGTCCTTTGCAAGTAGTGTGGCTCAAACACCTGCTAAAACTGGTGGCGGTCAAGCAACCGATAAACAACTTGGATTTATTTACAAGTTACTTAAAGAAGTACCAATGTCTGTTAGCTCAGTCGCACAAGAACAAGTTGATAGTGGGTTAAGTGGCGTAGGAGCTTCTGATTTGATAAAATCATTACTAGCGGAAAAAGAAAAAGCTGAACCAAAAGCTAAAGTACCTGCTAATGATTTAGAATCCCCGTTTTAGTACGAGGGTTAAGGAGCTGGTTGAGTCAATGTTTTTTTGGGTTATATTCATTTCCCCCTTTTGTTTAGCGTTGACTCAATCACAAAAGGAAAATAATGAAAATTAGTAAAAGTTTAGAAAAGTCTAAAAAAAATCCAAATGATATTATTTATACACCAAAAGAACTTGCAATTAATTGTATTAAAAGTTTTCAATTTGAATTTAATGATTTAGTTTTAGACGCTTTTTATGGTAAAGGTGTTTTTTATAACAATTATCCAAATTATGTTAAGAAAGATTTTTGTGAAATACAAAAACCATACAATAAAGATTTTTTTAAATATAATAAAAAAGTAGATTGGATTATTACAAATCCACCATTTAGTATAGTTAATGATGTTCTTGAACATACTATATCAATTACTAACAAAGGATTTGGTTATATTCTTGCTTCACATAATTTAACTGAAAAAAGAGTTAAATATATTAACTCTAATGGTTATGGAATAACAGGTTTTGCTTTTTATTGGGTAAAAGAATGGTTTGGGTTTCCTTGTATTTTTATTAAATGTGAAAAAGAAAAGGATAATAATTTTTTGTTTGAAATTAAAAATTATGGAGAATAAATGAAAATAGAACGGGATAATTACTTTGCAATAATACCTCAATGGATTTTAGATTCAGGTATTAATCCAAGAGCAATGGTGCTTTATTGTATTCTTTGGACTTATGCAGATAAAGAAGATAAGTCTTGTTTTCCGTCGGTTCAAACATTAGCTAATCGTATTGGGGTCAACAAAGCGACCACTCATAGATTGTTAAATGAACTTAAAGGAATACAAGCGATAGAAGTAAAAAACAGATTTAAAGATAATTCAAAGCAATCTAATCTTTATATCTTAAAAACTTCTAACCCTAGTATTAAAAAAGATACTACCCCTAGTGTAAATAATGA